AACATATTAACAACAGTTGCGAACGGAGACTGGTCAGTGCCTTGGGCTTACGACCCATGTCGCCTTTCATATCCCCTGCCTGGAACTGATTAACGTCTGTAGGAGTTAACAACATGCCCAGCGAATCAATTACAAACAGAATCTTTGGACGATCTGCTTCATCCATAAGTTTGTATTCTGCAATAAATTCTGTGATAGTTTTTTGCAACATCATCAATCATTGCCATATTCAACTTGAGCAACTTGTTTGGGCTTGTATCAACACCCAATGCTTCAAGCCATTTTTCGTCCAATGCATTTTCAGTATCGATTAGGATAGGGTAAATGCCTTGTGCTTGTGCGTTCTTGATAAGATTACCTGAACAGATAAAACTTTTACCTGCGCCGCTTTCTCCTGCAAATACTGTAACTTTGCCCAGCGGAATACCACGATCAAAATATCCACTGATGAGATAGTTTAGTGCGTAGTTGTTTGTGCTGACCCAGTCTGTTGGGTCATTGAAGCCAATACTAAGACCTGCAATGCTTTTAGTAATTGATCTTCTAAATTTAGAAACGTCGAATGCTTTTGCCATAATTATTTTTCTCCTGGTGTGAAAGAGAGTACGAGCATGAGCCCGTACTCTGTTTTAGCAATTATTACTTTTGACGATTGCGAATCATTGCAAGGATATCTTGCGCACGATTTGCAGAGTCAGTACCTGCTGCTGGAGCAGTTGCTGCCGGAGTTGCTGCTTTCGGTTCCCAAGGTGGATCTACGGCAACTGATTCTGCTACTGGAGCAGGGGTTGCCGCCGGAGCAGGAGTTGCTACCGGTGCTGCACGTGGAGTAGATGCCTTATTGGGATCACCAGTTGCCTGCCCCATACCTGCTGGCTTGAAGTATTGACCCCAACGTTCCATGTCGTATGCTTCACCATCCACAGATGCTTCAAACATCTCTTTCATAACCTTGAGTTCGATGTCGCTTGGCTTCTTAGGAAGGAACCCACTTAGATCAAACAAGTTGAACTGATCAATTGCTGCCTTGTCTGCATCAGAGATAGCACGTTCACGACGCGACCACTTTGAAGTAGAGTAATCTGCATAACCACCTTTAGATGTTTTTGCGATCTTAAAATCAACACCCTTAAAATAGTCTGTTGGCAATTCATCCAACTCGGGATCCATAAGAGCAGACTTAATAGTTTGGAAGATCTGAGGACCGATAATAAATCTACGGATTGGGTTTTCTGGAAGTTTTTCTTCCTTCATTGGATCTTCAACTACGAAGCCTTGGAAAATGTATGAACGCTTTTTTCCAGTACTTACGACCCATTTCTTCTAGGCTTTTGTCTTTGAACCAACCACGCACTTCACTAAGGATTGGGCAAACTGAACCATCGTTGTACATTTCAACGCAAGGAACTTGCACTTGAACTGGACGACTATCAGTGTCACCTTTAATACCTGCGAATGGGAGTTTGATCATTGCACGTTCAACCCAGAAGAACGTGTTGTTTGTGTTGCCGTCTGGGAGGAAACGAACTACTGCTTCTTTACCTTCTTGCATGTTCCAGTGTGGATAGATTGCGTTGTCGCCACCACCTGTTGATTGTCCTGTTGACTTACCTTGTGCTTCTTGAAGTTTCGCACGAATTTCTGCTAATGTTGCCATTTTAAATGCCTCCTGTAATATGCCTAAAATGTTTTTTACTACTATGCCTAATGCACATGTTTTATTATGCGCTTTTTATTTATCAAGGTCAATGATTATCTACATATATTTTGATTATTTTTGCCAAAAAGAAAGGACTCCGAAGAGTCCTTATTATTGCGTGTTGTATATTACATGCCCGATAACTGTCTAATACGAGCTAGCTCGTTCATCGATTGATCCTGCTGTTCGGGAGCCATACGTTCTACCATTTTACGAGCAACGTTCTCTGCCTGTTCGCCAAATTTCTTGCCTACCATTGTGCATACACCTTCTGGACCTTTAGGGAATGTGCCCGAATCTCTATCATAGAAAGTGTGAATAAATTCTGCTAACTCTTGTACATTCATTTTGCCTTGATTTCTTTCTTCTGGGTCGTCACTGGCCATCTGTGGCTCTTCGGCTGGCGCTTCGCCGCCCGCCTCTGGTGCTGCGACTGGATCTTCTGCCGGTGCCTCACCTGCATCCATATCGCCAAAGTCTAGTTGTTCTGCAACTTCCGGAGCGTACAGTTCTAACCATTGCTTGACTACACTACGTAGGTCTGATTCTGGATCTGCATCAGCAGTGTCTTTAATGCCTTGCATTAGTTGTGGGTCGTCGATGATGCCTTTAAGACTTTCTATTGCGTTAGTGCCGTCAACACCCGCAACAAATGTCTGCCCTATTAGGCTTTGTAGTTGTTGAATTGCTGCCTGTTGTTCTTCTGGATCTTGAGATGTAATAGCAGATTCTTCACCCAACGCCATTACCCAATTTTCAAACTTTGCCATTGGGTCATATGCAGGTTGATCTAACTCGACATCTTCTTGTTGTAATTCTTCTTGCGTTAGGGCGACTATGTCGTCGTAGCCTATAGTATCATTTTCTTTCATCAATCTGTATAAGACTGGAAATACTGTTGCGATATCTTCTTTAAATGATTTTACTGTAAATTTTTCTTTGAAGTCTTCGACTACATCTTGCGGCACTTCACTACCATCATATGCTTCGAAGTTTTCTTTATATGCCTCATAATGACGCTGCTTTGACATTGCCTTAATCTGTTCACGTAGACCATTTAAGTAAGAACTTGAACGTTCTACTACGCTGTTAGTTTCGGAATTCATTAGATCGTTACGAACAACATAATTACCAAAGCTCTTTAGCTGTGCAATTTCTTCGCTCATCTTAATAATGCTTTCACCGATTTCGTCGTACGGTACGCCGCCGTTAGCCACATGTCGTTGCATGGCACGGGCACCTGCTAAATGTATAAATGGATATTTGAATCGTTCTCCGTCTGCATTTTCAACAAACAATCCGCTGATGTTACGTGTTCTTGCACCCGGGTGTGCATCATCCATAACTGCTTGGTTGTGTTTGATAATCAAACGTGTATCCATTAATTTTTGGTAACTCACTGTCTTGCTGCCATACATTGTGCTTTCACTCATAACGCTTTCTCCGACTGGTGTTTGTATTGTGTTGTTTTTTGTCTGCTTTGGTTGAGCATTTTGTGCTAGAAATTGATAATCTCTACGATCTAAATTATCCTTAGCAATATCTCGTGTGTCAAAACTCAGTAGTCTACGTTTAGCAAACTCACGTAATTCTCGTAAGAATTTGTACCAATTGCCTTTTTGTCCGTCATCCATGCCTTCTGTAATTCCATTACTAAAATACACTTTCATTGAATTAGGTTCAGCTAGGCTAACACTTACGTGGCCAATTGGTGTTGCTCCTTCCATATAATCAAAATCGAAAAAGCGAGCTTCCTCGGGATTGATAGTTAGTTGCCCAGTTTCAGCACCCAGTTTTAGGTTCTTAAATCGGCTTCTAATTTTATAGAATAAATCTGTTGCGATATTGTTTCTTGCGTCCATAAGTATATTTATCAGTATCCCATACTAACAAAGATCGGCATTGGCATGGAATCTTCGCTTAGTTTTTCGGTCATTTTATCGTATATTTGAGGATCCCAATCTGCTAGGACTTCTGCCATTCGTACTACTAACAGTGTAGAGCTTACTAAATCGTCATGCTCTCCACTTTTTGCTTTAAATCCTACTCCGCTGGCAATAAATGTTTTTAATTCGGATAATAAAGGTTTGCTGCACAACGTCATTTTGTTAGTTTCAACTAGATTTTTAAGTTGACTACATGCCGTAACTTTACTACGATGCGTAGTGTTGAAACCTTTACGGAACTTGCGTATATGTCCTTTACGGATGGGTTCACTTAGGAACAATCCGGGAAAGTTCTCTTCTCCTAGATCACTAATAACAATTAATGCTGCTTCGCCCAGTGTATTATTCTCTACACTGTAATATATTTGTGGCATTGCACCTTTTTCTTCGCCGCGCTGCTGAATGTATTTCAAAATATCTCGCATTACTCTAACCTGCTGTTGCACGGGAGTAGTATTATGATGCCATTCTGCTATCTGAGTCATACTAGGCATTTCGTACACTTGGATAGCAGCATAATCGCCACCTGTTCCTAAGCTAGGATCAAGTGCCAGTAGGTAAGTTGCTCTAGGATCAACGTCTTTGTACCAACGTGTTTGACCCATATTCATTATAGGATCAATACCTGCCAACTCCATTAACTTGACACTGTTAATTAATGTTTCTCAAAAATCAAGAACTCGCATTCAAATTCTCGACGGAATCGTTCTTCACCAATTTTACTACGTTCTACGTCAGCCCACTCATCATCACGTAGAGGATTTTCGCGCCAGTGTGCAAAGTACGGAAAGAATCCGTTAGGGCCTAATTTTGTTTCGTTTCCAAAATCATCAAACCGTTTGTTAGCTTCTTTCCAAATCATAGCAAACTGATCTTCGTCTGAGTTTGGTGTGCTGGTAATAATTGCCTTACCACCAGTAGCTAATGTTGGTGATAATGCAGTCCAGAACTCTTTTGCCTTTTCAGGTGGTTGAACAAATGCGAATTCATCACAATAAATTAGAGATAGTGACTTACCACGGCCTGTATTTTCCGTTGTAGTTGTTGCTTGAATTCGTGAGCCGTTATCGTATTCGATGGTATTTCTGTTGTAGGTAATAACACCTGCGCGAATAAAGTCAGGAAGATTTTCGTAACCAAAACGGTAGCGATCCATGATGTCTTTTGCACCTTCATACTTGTGTGCTGCAATAAGGACCTGCGCATCATTCATAAACATTGTATACCACAGTAGGTAAACAACTGCGCAAGTTGTCTTTCCCATCTGTCGAGGTAACATAGCAATACATTGCTTATTCTCAACAAATGCAATAATTAATCTTTCTTGATATTCGTAAGGTTCGAAGGGAATCGATCCTCTTACCGGGTGTTGTATCTTAATAAAGTTTTTAGCAAAATATAGTGGGCCGGTAATAGGGTCCATACATTTTTCAAGATGCGTTACTTCCTCAAGTGTGTACCTGAGTTGAACATGTGCTTTTTTAATTAATACGCCGTCGAGTGATTTTCCCATACTCTTATTTACTGAAAAAATAGCACCCGAAGGTGCTATTTGGTTTTATAAAAATTAGTTATGCAACACCAACGGTAATGCTAGTTGCTGCAACAACAGTCGATCCGCTGACATCGATTGTGTTAGGACCAACTGCGGTACCTAGGCGGCGAACACGTACTTGCAATTCAGCTGCGCTATTAATGCTCTTGTCCATAATAACATGAACTAATCCAGTGTCTGCATCAGTAACATAGAACATCAACGGATTTAATTCTTTAACTAATGCTTCAACTGTTTCGTCAACTGCATCGTCTTCAGCTCTTAAATCAATAGCAGTAGCGCCGACATCTTTAACTGTGATTAAATATGCATTGGCATTTAAAGAGTATACTGTATCAACAGTACAATCTAAACCATTTACTCTAGTAACTGTTCCCATTATTTCGCTCCTTTAGCTTCTGCTAATCGTTGTAATAGTTCTGCACGGATAGCAGCACGTAGATCGTTGCCTTCCATTGCCATTGGGTTGTCGCCTTGACGATAGCTGTGCTTGAACATTTTCTTTTCTCTGTGCAAGTCATTGCCGTTTGGAATAGCAGCATCAATATCAAATTCTTCTGGGCCTTCATCTCCTGGTGCAGAATTACCGAATGCTTCTTCTTTCTCTTTCTTTTCCATATCGTGATCATCCATGTCGTGATCACCGTCGTTGTCTAGATCGCCGTGTGCTTTAGAAACATCATCACTATCCATCTCGCCGCCTGGCATGTCGTCGTTGCCTGCATCAAAGTCGGGTAACATCTTTAATGGAGGTAGGCCGCCCATTGGCTTATCCGTTGGTGAAATGCTCATAGCTGGCATTGGAGGCATGCCGTCTGACGGTTGATTAATCATATCTGGATTAACTTTAGTCATTAGTTTCATTAGGCTTTCGATGTCACTCATACCCTGTGCATTGAGATTTACACTCATGCTTGGAGGCGGAGTGTTAGGTTTACCCATATCGCCCATTCCGGGAGTCGACATACCTGGTGGCATTGAGTCTCCACATGCTTCTGTTGCTGGTTGATCTAACTCACGCATTCTTGCCATTAAACTATTAAAATCCATTTTTTAACTCCCTAAGGCGCTTTTTGCGCCAACTTTATCTTGTTTGATCTTAGGCAGTTTATATTCGCCTTGACCGTTATCTTTCTTTTGCTGTTTAGCAGTCTTACTTAATTCTTTTAAAAAGCCTTTATTAAAATCATCACCAAAGTAATCTTTGTGTTTGATTTTTGTATTGCCTTTGTCAAGATCAGTTTCGTCTAGCACAGCTTCACCGCTAGGTTTGTTATCAGCTAACACCTGCTGTTCTTCACTAGGTTCTCCACTGCCACGTACACGGAAACTATCTTCGGTAAGTCCAATGTCTTTAATGTATGTAACTAGCTGTGGCGAAGTTAATGG